TCGAAAATCAAGTTCGCTCATCTCGAACAACCCGACGATGTTTTCTCCTGGGATGGGTCGCAGGTGCCATTTATCGGGTGGGACCAACTGGAGCACTTCGAGCGCTCTCAGTTCTTCTACATGCTCTCGCGCAATCGGTCGGACTCCGGGGTCGCACCGTACATGCGCGCGACGTGCAACCCGAATGCGGATTCGTGGCTGGCGGAGTTTCTGGCTTGGTGGATCAATCAGGATACCGGTTATCCGATTCATGAGCGCGCTGGGGTGATCCGGTGGTTCATCCGGGATGGTGATGCTTTGGTGTGGGGTGATTCGCGTGAGGAGCTGATTGGGTGTAGTGGTGACTCGGACTCGGACCCGAAGTCGGTGGCGTTTGTGCCTGGGAACATCTTCGACAACCAGATAGGGATGCGGAATGACCCGAAGTACCTCGGCAACCTCAAAGCGCTGGGCCGGGTGGAGCGGGAACGCCTGCTCGGGGGCAATTGGAAGATTCGCCCCGCCGCGGGGTTACTGTTCCAGCGCACATGGTGCCCGTCGTTGGACTTGGCTCCGGAAAATGCTTTCGAAGCCGTCGTGCGTGGGTGGGATCTTGCCGCGACGCAAAAGACCGAGTCCAACTCCCCGGCGTGGACCGTGGGGGTGAAGTTGGGACGTTATCGTCGTTCGAAACGCTACGCTGTGCTCGACGTGCGCCGTGCGCAGGTGAGCCCGGCGAAGGTCGAGGAGTTGATCGTGCGCACTGCGCAGGCGGATGGTCATGGGGTGGCGGTCGCGTTGCGGCAGGATCCTGGCCAGGCGGGTAAGGCACAGGTGGCGACGTTCGCGAAGCTGCTCGCCGGGTTTATCGTCCACTCATCGCAGGAGAGTGGTGACAAGGCGACGCGCTTCTCGCCGTTCTCGGCACAGTGCGAGCACGGCAACGTGGATATCGTGCGTGGGGCGTGGTATGACGTGTATTGCACAGCGCTGGAAGGCTTCCCGGACGGAAAGACAAAGGACGACGCGGATGCGAGTTCGACAGCGTTCGAGCGGCTCTGCGCGTTCTCCGGTGCGATCAACGTCTCCGCTGGGTCGGAAGTGGCGGAGACTGCTGCGACGAGTTCAGGCGATGGATCACCGTGGGGGTTGTATGGGAACGCATGAAGGAGTGGATCATCATGGCTGAGCGCTCGATGTTCAGACGTTTCGCGAGCACTCTGGGCGCGATGTGGCCATTCGGGCCGGGTGGAGAGCTGCAGGACAAGGTGTTGGAGCTCAACCTCAGAGCTCTGCGCGATGCGCAGGCGTATGTGGATCCCTCGCGGTTGTTCGGAGGTCGGCTCTCATTGCCGTACAATCCGTCGGTGCTCGCCACGCGTAAGGGCCTGAATATCTTTGACCAGATGAAGATGGACGAGCAGGTGAAATCCGCGCTGCTGTTCAAGAAGCACGCCGCGCTCGCCGCGGGATGGGAGGTGATCTCGCCGGGGGATCAAGATGATGATTGGGAGGTCACGGTATTTGTGCGCGACGCGCTGATCGCGGTGCCGGGCGGGATGACGCGAGCGCTGCGGTCGATGATGTTGGGCATTGATTACGGTTATTCGATCACGGAGAAAGTCTACGGGGACGGTGCGGGGCCGTTGGTTGGGAAGCTTGTGATCGCGCGGTTGATTTCGGCGAAGCCGCATTACTTCGACTTCAGCACGGACGCGCACGGGCGGGTGCTTGAGTTGTTGCAGAAGTACGTTCCTGGGCAGACTGGGGGCGGAGCGAGTCAGTTCCTGCATTTTCCGCCGGACAAGTTCGTCGTCTACACTAATGAGCAGGAGTTCGAGAATCCGTATGGGCGGAGCGATCTGGAGGCGGCATATCGCGCGTGGTGGGTGAAGGACAACGCGTATAAGTGGTTCTCCATCACGCTGGAGCGTTACGGTATGCCGCCGCTGTTCTTGTTCTACAATCCGAATACTTATCAGGACACTCAGGTCGGCGAGCTCAAGAAGGTCGTCAAGGGTATCCAGAGCTCTACGATGGGTTTGATTCCGCGCGGAGCGAAGGAAGACCTGGAGTTCTGGAGCGCGGATCTAATCGGACAAGCGAAGAGTGTCTTTCTCGCGGCGCTCGCACGCTTCGACGCAGATATCGCTAAAGCGCTGCTCCAGCCTTCGCTCACGGGGTTCTCTGGCGAAGGTGGACAGGGCGAGGCGCGTGGGTCGCTCGCGAGGTCCAACGTGCATTGGAAGGCGTTCCTGTACGTCGTCGAGGAGCTGCAGCGTAACCTTGCCGTGGTTGTGAATGAACAGCTCGTGCGTCAGATGTGTGATCTGAACTGGCCGAACTTGGTCTCGTACCCGGAGTTCAAATTCTCTCGACTCGACGATGAGGCGCAACTGGAGCTTTTCAAGACTTGGACCGCGCTCGTGGCTGGAAAGATCGTCAACAAGATCGAGGATGACGAGGTGCATATCCGCGCGTCGCTCGGGTTTCCGGACAACGACAACCCCGAGGTGCTGCCTGACCCGGCTGCGTCAGCGGGTCCGCAGGACAAGATCCCTGGCGTGCCGGACTCGGAAATATTCGCAGTGCCGGAAGAGGAACTGTCCGAGGAGATGCGTGAGTTCGCCGATGAGACTGGAGGCAAGTGGATGCGCGTCGGGGCGCAGGTGGCGTGTTACGCGGATTGAGCTCAATGCTCCCTCTCGCCATCACACTTCCTTCCGGGCGCGTCGCGCGGGCGGTGGCGTTTGCGTGGGAGAAGAGCAAGTATTACTACGACCCAGACCAGCCTCGCGCTCCGGTAGGTTCCGAGGATGGAGGACAATGGACGGTCATCGGTGTCGGGCAGGCGTTCGCTGATGCGCCTTTGGACAAGAAGGGCGCGAAAGCATGGCTTAAGAAGATTCAGAAACGATACGACTCTGATTCAGAGTTCAGAGCTGCTGTAGATGCGGCGATGCTTTTCACGCAGGGCGACTACTCGGTTATG